TAAACAGGCTTCTGGATATAGAAGAGGTTTTAGATGATATGCCAGATAGTGAATATAAAGATAGAATAAATGAAATATTGCATGTAGAGGATGAAGATAATAATGATATTTAGCTCGCAATTAGTGAAGCGAAAAGTGCGGCGAAAAGAGAGAACCATGTTAAATAAGATCAAATGTAGTATCAAGGGTCATAGCCTGCAACCTGCAGGAACATGCCCTTTCACAGGATCAACATATGATTACTGTGAGAACTGTGAACAAATGATTCCTAGAGAGTTGGCTGTATAATGGACAAATTGGTACAAATGCTATTTAAATGGACAAAACTTAGAGAGGCTCTATTTACAGAGGTTAACTTCTATAACTCAATTAGCAGAATGACTAAAGACCCAGAATCGATGTGTACTGCATCTACTTTCTGAGATGAAGGCGATGGCTGGCGGGGCTGGACAAAAGGGGAGAATAAATATTACTTTAATGATATCCCAGAGTATGATCTTATGAGAGTAATAGAGAGTATCGATGATATGGAGAAACATAGTAATTCTAGTCAACTATAATTATTATGATATAATATAACTATGGAAAACATTAACTCATCTAACGAAGTAGAAAAGGCCATACGTCCTGAAGTTACAAAAGAACAACTTGGTATGGTTGTAGAGCATCTTATGGAAGCAATTGAATCAATGATTGAAGTTCCAGAGGAAGAGACTGAAGATACAGAATCAGAAGATTCTACTGAAATTGAAGATATGTCTAAATCAGAAGATGGCATGGAAGATACTGAAGGATGCGACTGTGAAGGTTGCAAGGAATGCAAGGCAAATGGCGGATGTACTCAAAAGATGTGTTCAGGACATAAGAAGGTAGAAAAGTCTGCAGAGCTTTCAGATGAAGAGATCTCCAAGTCATATGAGTCCGATAATGAAGAAGAGGACAAATGGGACAATATGGAGAAGGCTTGCTGGAGCGGATATAAGCAAGTTGGCATGAAGGAAAAAGGCGGAAGAATGGTTCCTAATTGCGTACCTGCAAAGAAGTCAATATTTGGCACAGAAGGACCACAGACAATATAAATATTGTGCGGTATCGAGAACGAAAAAGGAATAACCTATAATGGGCATACTGGATAACCTAGAGGCATACCTAGAAAATGCGGGGGATACTGAAAAGTGTCATTACTGCCAAGGTATAGCTAAATACAATGATCTAGCAGAGATAGATAAAGCTAAGTATGATGTAGTAGGAGTATGTGAATGTCACTCCTATAAAGGCTTAGTATCATAGATCCAATATATACATATAACTTCTATTGTCCAAAAGATAAGTCTACGATGAACTTGGAGATATCCAGGGAGTTAGACTATATTCCTAGTTGCCTAAAATGCAATTCAAGCATGATCATCAGATATTCCATAGATCACAATGGATCTATCTGGATGAATTCAGCTATTATGCATGAGTAAATTCTGACCTAAACCCTATCTATTCCCCTCCCAAATTCTCCCTTCTATGGCCTTTCTATGGCCTATAAAGTGGAGTAAAGTGGAGTATTGTGGAGAATATTTACTATTAATTAGAGAGCAAATACTACTGTATATTTATTTAGATATATAATGAGTAATTGAGCGTTATCCACAGGCATAACGTAATGTTGTGGATAAACTTGTGGATAACTATGCATATTGATCCATGTTTGTCAATAGCATTATATGCCACCATATGTTCCAGGATTTGTCAAGACCCCTCGTAAATAGCGAATTTGACACGCAAATTTCGAGTAAATTTTGATCCATTTTCTTCAGATTTATATGTATATTAGATTGATTTTACATTATTTTGTGCACATTTTGGCAGATTCTTTTCAAAAAATTCCAGGGATTTTTTAGAGCTATCGTAAATAGAAATTCTCGCCCGTATTCGCACAGCAAAAAAGGCAAATCGGACATTTGATGTCCAACCTGCCTTTAATGTTTGCTTATTTAGTTATTGTTTATATTGCTGAGTCCCACATGTTTTATCTAATTTCATTTCCTCATTGTGATACTTCTCAATATACTTGATTAGTTCAATTAGTTTTTGTTGGGTATATGGGGGATATGTAGTTGTTATGATATTAGCCATAAGTGCTGGGTGGAAATGGAAATCGTTTAGGATTTCTTCCAGCCCGTCAATTACTTTATCTACTTTGGTTCGTTTTCTCATGAGTTCCGCCTTTCGCTAATGATTATAACATAAGGGGCTGACATATAGCCAGCCCCTCTATTCAGTTGTATATTACTTCTTTGGTGTCTTGACCTCTGAAGTAAACTTGATTCCCGCCTTCTCAGCTTCCTGCAATGCATTAACCGCTGCTGATGAGAAACGACCACGACGGCCTACTGTGATTCCCTTGCTTACTAGATATTCACGCTTTGTTGTCATTTGTTTGATCCTTTCTAGATCGATTGTTATATATATTATATAGGAATTTACAAATTTTGTAAATACCCTTTAGCCTTCTTTTTGTTCAGTTATGATTATTTCATTATTCATTGATGGATACCCATCCTCTAATTCATCTAACATCTCTTCTACAAAATGGACCTCAACTGTTTGGTCCTGTAGAATTTGAGTCCACTTATGTGTCTCTGATTTGTCAGCAATATCCCATGCTTCATCAGGCGAATCCGCCTCTACATCGATAAAGAATGTAAATACCATATCTCCAAATACTTTATACTGAGCCATTGTCATCCATTCTCTCTTTAATTAGTTTAGCAATCATATTATGTGCTTCGATGTTTTCTGTTTCGCTGCCACCCCACAAAAGCTTTTGGGCATCTGCGAGGATCTTGTCAACATATTGGTCACTCATCTTCATCTTCATCCTCCTCAATATACTCCTCAATGATTGATTCGTCAATCATCCAGTCACGTACCGCTTCATACAGGTCTTCCGTCCCATACTCCAGTGTGAATCCATTCTTGTCAGCCTGTGTCCAGAATAGTTGCCAGACCTCTTGCTCATCCATAGAGATACAGTACTCTTCTTCCCGTCCTTCTTGAATGTTTCTGTAGAGGTCCCTAGCAACATCCCATACGTAGACCCATACCAAGGGCTGGCCAACAGGAAGTTTACTTATCTTTTCAATGATGTCTTCGATATCACGGTAGACATCTAACATACGAGTTCTATCTTGTAGGTCTTGCTCAATTGGTTGCATTTTTGCTCCTGTCGTTGATTGCGAACGCTAGATTATATGTCAGTTGGTAAATATGTGTCAAGGCGTCCATATAACCTTCGTTATACAGCCTATCGACAGTGTCATGATATTCCTCATCTGAGCCCAATTGATTTGAGTTCTCTAGAAGAGGAAGAAGTACTTGCTCTGTTTCATACATGAGGTTTTTTAGTTCCCCATGTAATATGTCTGTACCTGGCATACCCAGGTCTACCTGCTTCTGCAGGTGCGGTGCTAGTTCGTCTGAGATTATCATGATGACATCATATCATCTGCTACTGACAAAAAGTGACGGGTAGCAATAATCTGTCCAGCAAGCCAGTTATACTCATAATCTAATTCATTATAATCCTTAGATGCAGGGTCAAGTTTCTCCATTTCATTAGATATATCCTCTTGGTCTTGTTCAATACTAATTAAATGAATCTTCATATATTCAACTAATTGATTAGACATTATCAAAATACCCTTCTGCCCATAGCCCTTGAAGAAAATCATGAGCTTTAACTAAATAATTATGAATAGCAGGATTTTCATCTGCGTCAACTAGCAGGTCTGCTTGATATACGCCATAAATCATATCTGCTAAATCTCCATTAGAATAACCTAACATTATTTCTCCTCATCCCACCAGTATTTTACAATTGTATTTAATGTAATGTGAATTTGACAATCACAATCCCCACCGTTCATGTTCTCCATATATTCAAGATGTGCTTCATTATCCATGTACATCTCATTAACTAATTCATCAATTGTTCTCATGATTCCACCTTTTCTGTAGGTTCTGATTCTACACTATGGGACTGACATCTTTCATCAGGTTCCCCCCAACCACAATTAGGGCACATGTCCCATTCGCATCCCTCACAATAAGGAGTCTCATCCTCTGTGTGTTCACACTCACGGCACATCCATCCATATTCTGATTCTGATATCTTTTCACCACGAAGGAACTCACATTCCCCACCCCAACCTGTCTCCTCTTCATAAGATAAAGTAAATAGAAGATTTGGGTATTGTGCTGACAACTTAGAAATGGCAGGGAACGGCGGAGACCAAGCAGTATTAAAGTTGTAATGAACTACATGGTTCTCACCATTAACAGTATCTTCCATAGTTGTATCAGGATACTTTTCGTTTGCATGAACAGCAACATCCCATTTTGTTCCCCATTCACGCACATTAAATGAATACCAGTCATTGGTATTGAATTTCATTTGCTCTGCAATTGGGACGGAATAGTCAGGCTGAGATAAATAAACATCTTCACTAATACCAGCATCTAAATGATTATAGATATTATGAAATGCAAATACAGGATTAGGATATAGAGTTTCCATAATTTCCATTTGATGATTTGCAGGATTCCAAGAGTCATGCTTCTTCTTGAATGGCTTATTTAATTGTTCCATCATTGTCTTGACAGATTCAGGATTACCTTCTATAGTTAATCCGTTATATACCCAGTTCGGCATTTTATTTCCTTTCGTTTGAATGTCCTAATTATATAATGGACCACTGACAAATGTCTATAGAATATCCCTGTGATGCCCACCACATTGATCAAAACACTAATTGATTAGCTTTAAATTATCGTTTTGATCTCATATTGTGAAATTTTCAGGAAATTTACTTGACTCCCGTAAAAGGTCTATGCTATCCTCAGTTCTTGCGGGCAAATAAAAAATCTCCTAGACAGGGGCACGTCTAAGAGATCTTTTACATAAGGCTGCTAGGTACCAACGAAAGTAAAAACCTGCTTTATTTAACCCCTGGCCATAACGCATTGGATGACTATAGAGGCACCTTTAATTAATTATACTTTAATCAAGCTATCTGAATACTTCTCTACAAAGGAGCGAAGGTCCTGAGTAAAGATTGCTTCATTCTTCATGCCACGGACCTTGTTATCAAGGTTATGATATGAATCTTCCTCGTGAAGACTGAATGTCATTTGAGCCCAATCGATTACTGGAATCTTGTGCTCATTGTCTAGAATCTCATTAACACTGAGACCCCAACCTGTTTCAAATGCCCACCCGTCACCAATCATTTGACTGATAGCAATACGTGTTGCATATGAAGGGTCTGACCAACGTGACTGGGCCTTGGCTACAGCCTCTGCTAGATTTGCTAGCATGTTATGTCCACCCCAGTGTGAGTACAATACAATTGTTTCACCGTTTGGTTGTACGAATACGAAGTTTGCTCTATCTCCCATTTTATTCCGCCATTTCTGTTAGTTGTGGTACTTCTTCTATTTTGTTCAATTCTATCATTTCAAAAGAGACCTTGTCAAGGGCATCCTTATTCTTCTTATAGTGGTGCCCGCAAAAGAACAGTTCACCATCTACTAGTTTAATTAGATACATTGCTTGCGCCGTTCCGCATTGGTCACAGCCAATCCATCTAGTTAGATCTTCAGAGGTCATAGTCTACCTTTCCAAATTCAATACGGTCAGCAATTTCATCGAAAGCTGGACCATCATCTGAAGTCTCTGCCCACAGGCGAATGTTATTTACAATAACCTCACGAGCAAACTTGACTCCATCTTCGAATCCATCTTGATAATCCATTATATCTCCTAATATCCTGTAGTTTCTTTATTACTTATATAAGATTCAGTTAACATATGCTTGTCACGAATCTTACTTACTTTCTCAATGCTACCAGTTCCAATGTTGAATGTCAATGGTCCAATTCTTTCTGGATCCAATCCCATTATCTCCGCATCCCAGAAAGCCCTTTGCAGGGCAGTCTGGGACGGAGCGGTGAGTTCAAAATACATTAGGCTACTTCAATTCTATCAACAGTACCTGAAAGATATGCTACGCCATCAGGCTCTGATACTGAATCAAAATCGATATCATGAATTGTGTTAATGGCAGACTCTTCGTCACGGGCATTAACTGTAACTGAATATTCAACTGTTACAGTCAACTCAAATTCAGTTGTTAATTCAAAACCACAGATGCTTGCAATTTCCTCTGCCTGAAATTCAGTCAAAGAATCAACATCAAGACCTTCTAATGTGAATGTCTTCATGTCATCTCGCATCTTATTTAACTCAGCCTGATATGAAGTAGAACGAGTAACTGTATTAGAGTGTGCTGATTCTAGTTGAGCAATATAAGCCTTATTTTTTACTAACTCTGACTCAAGAAATTCTCTTGTCATGTAGTGATTGTCTGTTGTTGTTTCCATTTTTTCCTCCGTTTGTTTTGTTGGTGTAATTGTAGCATGCTCCACTGACACTAATGTGGTTTCTCTTCCACATGGACATGTGAGTTTTGTCACACCTGATGGAAATCCAAATCCATCAGATGATGTTAGTTCGATTAAAGAATCACATTCACCTGGGTCGCAGACAAATGTATATTTACTTGATACTAGTTCGTTGGTCATGCGAGTATTATAGCGGACCCTACTGACATTTACAACAAATTTCAGGGACTTTTTATGTGAGTCGTAACACAATTTTTTGGCTTTTACCTCTGCGGGCATCGATCAAGCTTTGTCAACTAGAAACGCCGAAGCGGGAGCAGTTTTAAATCATGCTCAGGATTTTATTTTTTAGAATGCAGAGATTAACTTTTTGATTTTGTTTTTCTCAGCAGTTAGAACAGGGTCAAAGCCAGATGCACCAGCCATGAGTGACTCAGAATTTCCACGAGATGTGCGGAAATAATCTAGGCGTTCAGTTAGAGCGTTGAATGCGCCCCACTTTGTGCCCTTGATATTAGCGTTAGTTGGTGAGTTGTGATACAAATCGTCCAAGAGGACAACTTTGTTTTCCCACTTCTTTAGAGCACCCTTTGAATCCTTCTCAGGCTTAGGGTAGATTGTGCGAATCAACTTTGAAAATTCTGCATCAGTAATTGATTGAGAATAGAGTGCTTGCGCCTCTTTTTCAAATTCATCAAAGTAACCAAGAGCAAGACCAAGAGTCTCACGAGCAACTTGAATGCGACCTTCAACAGATTGCGTGTGGCGAATCTTGAAAGATTGCTTTGCATTACGCATTGCAAGATTCAAAGTGTTTTGACATACAACACGAACAGGGGTAACAGCAGCCTGTACAGCAACAGACCCGTCATGAGATGTCCATACGATTAGATATAACTTTGTCGCATCATTGGCACCGCTAGGGTCAAGCACCATTGTGCGAGGAATATCAACAGTACCGAATACAACTTTGCCCTGCTTTAGAGAGCCAGCAGATTCCCAGCGACAGTCAGCGTTTGCATCATGAATTGCATCTGCGAATGCAAATAATTCTTCATTCTGCACAGGCTTGTAACGCTTTCCAACAGTTGCAAGAACATCAGTTCCGCCATTGAATGGATTAGTACGAACAACGAGAGATGAATTTGAAACATCATTCCATGATTCGTCAATATGATTTGTGATTGGAGATAAACGAACATTCCAATTTGCTAACTTTGCTTCTTCAAGCATTGTTTGTGTAGTAACTTCCTCATCTTGTGTAAAGATGCGATTTGCGAGATTGTGCCACGCTGGAGCACCACGAAGAGCAAAAGCAACTTCGCCGTTTTCGACTTCTAGATTGTGAGCCATATTTTTTCCTTTCGATTGGTTGTTGGATTGAGTATAACATAGGGGACTGACATTAACAAGATTAGACAGTCATTTGTCCGATTTGTCTCGTGTGATCAATCTCACAAAATTTCAGGGGTTGTGGATAACTCTCTTAAACCTGTGGAAAACCCCTCACATATGCGGGCCACGCAGCAGGGAAGACGGGGCGGGATTAGAAAGTAAGAAAGATCCCGCCCCAAGCTTTATGATAAACCAATCTCCTCAGAAGTTAGTTTAGTTGGTTTATACTTACTTATCAACTCCATTGGTAGAATTAATGCAGTTGTTTTCTTTTTCTTTAAATTGTCATAAACATAAGCACGTATGTTTCCAGAAAACTGTCTCATGTTTGAGAATACAATTTCAGTTAAGTATTCTTTGTCGATGTTGGACTCAGAATAAATTGTTAAATCATTTGCTTTTACATCATCATAGATTTCTACACGATAACGATTTTTCATTTTGTTCCTTCGATAGTAGGGATACGAATTATAGCATTGGGGGCTAGAGTTTGTCTAGCCCCCTGCTAGATTATTTAGAGATAACGAGCAATAGCGTTGTATGTGCTAGTGCTTACTGTTTCCTCATCTGTCATCTTGAGAATACGGATAGCGTTTTCCATTTCCTCTTTCTGCTCTGTGTAAGAGTGGCGATGAAGTTGCTCAAAATCACGCTGAGGCTCTTTTGGCAAGTCCTTCTCTGATGTCATCAAGTCAAAGTCAATGTTGAGAGTGTTATTCCAAGCACGATAATTTGTGCGGAAGTTTTCTGCTTTCTTGATGTTTGCTACCGCATAATCAACAAGTTCCTTTTTCCACTTCTCGTATTGCTTCTGATACTTTGCTTCGTTTGCTTCTTGACTATCCCAATTCTTATTGAGTTCTGCCAATTTAGTTTCCAAAGCCTTGATTACCTTTGGTGTAGCGATTTTCACGCTAATAGATTTTCCGTTTCTAGCCATTTGTATTTCCTTTCGTTAGGTTTGTTTGAGTATTGTAGCAGGGACTACTGACAAGCAGTAGCCCCTGCCAATTAGATTAGTTAGATACGCTAGTCCAGCGTTCTGTTCCATTTACATCAAGTGCTAAGCGAGTCACACCGCTTGGGTGATTGTCAATAGCCGTGATTGTTCCAGTAACACCGCTCTTTGATGTTGTGTATGTTTGTCCTACTTCTAGCATTTATTTCTCCTTTGTTTGCTTGTTGGTTGTATTATAGTGTATGCCACCGACAAATCCCCCTGTTTCCAGGGGGTTGCCGTGTGATAAATCTCACAAGTATTCTGTGAGGTCTCCGTCCATGATTTCGTTTAGCTCTAAACCTTCTGAGTCTGCAATAGCCTCCCATAGGTCCATTTCGTTAAAGTCTCCGTCAGGATGTCTTTCGGCTAAGATAGAATAAAGATTGTCCATGATTACTCACCTGCCAATTCTAAAAACATTTGAGTGCCACCTTCGTTAATGTGGTCCAGCATAGCAACCAATTCCTCATGAGTTGTTTCATCAGTAATTGTAAGCAGGTCATCTATTGCACCTTTATTCATGTCAATAAATGCTTCGCCCATCATAGCAATTTGAGCCGCATGACGAGACTCTTGCGAAATACGAGAGACAAAGTTAATTCCTTTGTGTGTGAATGGGTAGAGTGTGAATTGAATTGTGTTAGACATTTGTTACCTTTCGTTTGATTGATAGTGGAATTATAGCATGGCCTACTGACAAATTGTGCAACACGCTTTAATTAATCTAAGTTAATTTTGTGATAAACCTCACAAATTTCAGGGTGTTTTGGTGCTTGACTTAAAGGCGCTGATGCCCCCACACTATTGCGGGCAGCTGATCAATCTGTCAAGTCGACACGCCGCTTGTGTTTTATTTTTCTTGTGTATTTTTTCTTATTGCGTACAGGTTGCGCCGCATTACTACGACGCAAATCCTGTATGCGTTGCACCTTACTCTTCAGCGATGCAATCAAAACAATCACAGTCCCAAGAATGATTAAGCCAATTGTGCAAGTGGTGTGCCTCTGCAATTGCATAGGCAGGCGCATGAGTTTCGCCTCTCCAAGATACGCCTTCAGGCAATTCGATTAATCTATTTCCATCCTCGTCATTAATTGCATCAATGGCATCAATGCAAGGTTGCACCATGGAAGACGGGACGGGTGGATAGTGATTACTCGTTAAGTGAATTGCTATCGCATTATTTAGATCAAGATCCATTTCAGCTAAATCCGCTGCAAAATTATTTCCCATTAGTAAATCACCTTTACTTTGTAGTTGCTTGCTTCATGGAATTTAGTTACGTCAAATCGTGGGTTATCTTTTGCGAACATAGTCGCAAAATCTCCGACAGTCTTTGAGAATAACGCAGGGTGCATTTTATCGCTCATGTATTTTAGAATTTCAGCGGTTGCTATGTAGTCTTTTCGTGTCATCATTTTACTGATACCATTCCTGTTCTGTATAGGTTCTTAGTGTGCATTTTACCAGTAGGCTCTGACAAATTTACAGTAGCAAACTCGTTAGCAAATCCCCAATCAATAAAACTCAAATATGAATTTACTGCATCTAGCGCATTATCAAAACGGGCTGTCCAATGCGGAGCCTTTCCGTCATAGGAACAAGTTACGGCATATAGATATTCTTTCATTTTAGTATTCTCCCATTTCGCTAGTTACACAGTCACAAGGTTCGACATGATAATTTTCATTATCTCCCCAAAAAATTGCTCCAAATCCTAAGCAATCCTCGCAAGTTACAACGGAAATTGTTCCGCTTGCTTCATCTAAGAAGTTTCCCATTTATAGTTTTCCTTTCGTTGTTGTTATAGTGAAATTATAGCGTATAGGTCTGACATTATTCGACAGACACGCAGACAGTAGCCCAAAAATCTTTTTCAAGTATTTTTCCATTATAAGTAGGGCGAACCTGAACGACATAAGCCTCAAGGTTTTCACCATACCAAATGCCCTCACGCTTTTCAGCATGCTGAATAATTCCCTCAAGATTACGGGAACGGGAACGATAATACTTTCCCTCTAGTAGTGTTTCGATATTGTATTTTAGTGCTGACATATTGTCCGCCTTTCTTTGTTGTTATGGTGATATTATACTTTAGGGCACTGACATTTTTCTACTTACTAGCGAGTAATTCCATAATGTGAGACGCTCAAGTCATGTGATAAAAAACACAAAATTTTGGGCGTGTCGCTGCAAAATCCAGGGTTGTGGATAACTCCTCGTAACCTGTGGATAACCCCCACAAAAGACTGCGGGCAGCTGCCGCCTTTGTCAAGGCGACACGCCGTTAGATCCGTGTGATTTACATCTCCTCTTTATCTCGCATTGCTAAACGCCATGCCCAAACTAGGGCGGGAATTCCAATAAGCAGATAAGTAGGGACATTAGCATAGAGCCCTAAGAAATCGGAATTCACATAGAGAAATTCTGTTGTTAATTCTAGTGTCATTTATTTATCTCCAAACATGTTAAAGACCTCATCTATTTGTTCATCTGTTAAGTGGTCAATCTGTATCGCCTTGATAAAGCCGAACACATCTTCTTCTTCTGCCATTAGGTTTTCGTACATCTCCTCTTCGGCTAGGTGTGCGTATGCGTCCGCTACATCTGATTGAATTGTATCCCATTTAGTCATTTACTTATTGTCCTGTTCTACTTTAGAGATAAAAGCCTCAAACTTAGGCTTTACATCTGTGCTGTTTAGTTCTTTAATTGTAGCCATTACCTCTGACATTTTAGAGGCGGTAAATCCTGAGCCCTTGATGATAGAGCCTTGCCATACGCTATAAGTAATTTTCATTTAGTTTTCTTCTCTCGCTAGTAGGTAATCGTTATTTAGTGGGCGGGAATTGTTAGAGAACATAGCCTCTATCTTAGCCTTGTTAGCCTCACGCTGCTTAGCGTATTGTGCTTGTTGATACTCTCTAAATTCTTCTAGTGTCATTTACTGTTCTTCTTTCGTTAGTAGGTTAGTGGGTCTTATTTGCTAGGCTCACCTTTCGGATTATTTGCTAGGCTCATACCCTTATTTAATTGTTATGTCGTTAGACTATCAGATAGGTCTGACAATTTCAAGCCGACACGCTATGTCTTTTGTGTGATGTCTATCACAGACCGATTATGTCTGTGCCGTATCTTTCTACGGCATCATAGACACCCATTACACCTTTATAGTCACGGCATTTGCGACAGATACTGTCCCATCCGTCCATGCGATTTGAGCAAAACACGCAGATGTTATCTGTCACGCAGATGTTATTCTCAATAAGAAAATCCATTGTATCTATTACTTTATTTGTGTTAGTCATTTGCTAACCTCTCTTTCTATCTAATACCTTTACTCTACATGAGGGGTCTGACAAATTGCAAGGCGAAAGTTAGTACAAATCGGACATTGTGAGTTAATTCACAAGTTAATTGTGTGAGATGCATCACTTATGGGCGCACTAAATGGACAAAACGGACATTTATAAACCCTGCATCATACAAAATAAAAATTTATTAACATTTTTGTAAATCTGAAATACTAGTCGACTAGAATCTGAATATGTTATACTTTAGATGTGTTAGACTTTGAGCTAGACTACAGCTTGCATTATTTTAAAAATGGCGGGTGGGTAGAAAATAATAAATCTATAGATTTCCAGGATCTTAGAGAAAATTCTACTATAACAAAAAGAGATTATTATATCTCAGATAATGAGACATATAGCCATGAAGTTTATCATCTGGAAAATGTAAAGCTTGTAAACAATAAATTAGGCGGGAACAATTATCGTTTCTCAGGAAACTCATATATCCTATGGCTAGGACATCACAATATATTTCACATACTTGCAGATGCATATGGTCAAGCACTGTATATGAAAGACATAATCCCAGATCTAAATATTATTCCAGTATTGCAGTTGACTGAAATAAATACTGATGAAACTTCAATGATAACTAAAGAGATAGCTGAAGTATTAGGTATCGACATTAGTAACATTATTTCAGCAAGACAATCTAGTGAACTAAGTTTTGAAAACTTATACTTTTTCAATCCATATCAAAATGATTTTCTATCTAATGCTATAACTGGGGATCGGCAGCAAGAGATTCCAAGAGATCCAAATAAACAATACAATAGCGCAAGTATCTCAGCTATTGCATTTATGCTTAAGTTATTGGATTATGTAAAAAAAGCAGTTGACCAGAATATTACTCAAGATGATAATACATATCCTAAAAAAATATTTTTGAATATTCCAGAGGTTAAATACTCTGAAGATCAACGTCATCTTAAGACTTATTTAAAACAAGAAGATTATGACACTATTTTAAAATATGCTAAATCAAATGGATTTACAGTAATTAATCCATGGGAGCTTACATTCAGAGAACAAGTTCTATACTCAAGAAATGCTCAGGAAATTTTAACTATACCAAGTAGTAATGCTATTCATGCAATGTGGGGCGGGGATAAAAATAGATTCATCTATTTTAACCCATATAGATTCCATTTCTTTGCCTTTGACTATATCATCAGACACTATGCAAAGAATAATGAAGTAATTTATGGTGGGATAGAAGATATCCTATTCCTCAGTGCTTACAACCAGTTAAAATCCCTGCATATAAGCCTTCTATAGCCCTATAGAGACAAGATCTCCATAATCTTAGGGTCCCGCTTCATCTTGTCTATAATCGTTCTGCTATTCAAATCTAAATTTGTAATCTTATGATACTCTATATCCAGATCATGAGCCAAAGCTGCATGCCATGGGTGATATTGACCATGTTTTTTCAAAATACCATTACATATTTCTGAGAACTTTTCTGGGTCTATTTCACCATCTGCATCATTTAGCTCTTTTCCAACATCCATAAATGACTGATTTGTATCCAGGCCATTTACTTGAAAGAATCTAGTCTCAAGTTCGATAATGTTGGAGCTATTTGTATTCATGAATAGCATATTCTGCAAAGCACTGCTTGATATTGACACTAATGTCTTAACTTCATTAAAATAACGAATGTTCTCTTCTATTGAGCACCCGCCGACGCACTTTGCCTTCGTATGTGACATATTGTCATTTTGTAGCTTTACATACTGTAAACATTGTTCTTTATGAAATTTAAATCCTGGCTCTATAGATTCAAACCCATATGACCCTAAAAAGTCTTCTAGTTCATTCTCGTTATATATTCGTTTTGACAATACATTTTGCTCAACTAAAGCTTCATAAAGATTGTCATACCCTCTATCTGAATACAGTGTAGATCTATCTATGTCTAATGATCTAATTACACTTTTTGCATTTTTGTAAAGATACGGTGGGGTCTTCCACTTTCCATACCAAAGGCTCTTTGTAGCATACACCTTACGCCATGGAACTATAGTATCCTCAAACAAATACTCATTTATCCTCTTTACGTCATAGTTGTAATCACCATTGTTTGCCCAAAAATTGTCTACCTCATAAATCGTTGGCTCGTTATTAAAAACGTAAGATTCAATGTTAAAATCAGAAATAAGTTTTTCTGTAAATCCCTTATAGTAGGAATCTTCTGGTGTAAAGCAACCCTCAACATTTGATCCAAGTAGAACAATCATTGAGTTCTTTAAACTATTATCTTTGATATAAAATAGTATTTTAAATAATCTATAATAGTATTGTTGCCAGATATGTCCAAATTGAGATATCAAAAAATTTGCTGGTTGACTTAAAAAGTATTTTGTCTGATCAGATAAAATTTTTACATGCTTATACTCTACGCTTGGGTATTCCTCCCAGCATTTGATATGAATATTTGGATTTAAGTCATTCTGACAAGTTGGGCATGTGTCAGGAGATTTAAAATATTCCTGGATATCTTCATAATCTTTTGTAATAAATAAAACTTTGCCTGCAAAAGTTACGACAAAATGTTTTTCTTTATAAAAAGATTTCATATCTAGGTCCATTTAACAATAATACCATATTATGCTATAATGGATGAATATGATACCTTCAAAATCGCAATATGCGCTAATCAACAGCTTCCCTAGGTCTGGTTCTACTTTTTTGCACTCCGCACTAGATAAGCACAAGGCTCAATTTACTTTTGTTGAAGAAAACGAAGACTATCTTGATAGATTTTGTACATTGCATACTGCGTCAATTCCACATGCTATTGAAAATCCAGCGATTAAGACCATCTCTATATTAAGAGATCCGTATGATGCAATAACCTCATTAATCTATACAAAGTTTAAGCATATTGGTATGCAAGAATTTAGACAAACTGATATAAATTTTTATTCTAACCTATATATAGAGTTTACAACTGCAATTGAGAATATGAAGGGTGCCGACAATTTTATAGGTATCGATTTTAATGAAATGATAGAAGACCCTTCTGCAGTATGTGAAAGAATCATAAATAAGTTTAATATGTATAGAAGCAATCCGTCTAAAATATCAAATGAAAATTTAATGATTTTGATTAAAGAACAGATGATACAGGACGGACAAGTTTCATCTGAAACACGAGGACCTGTAGAGGTAAGCTTTTTGCCAGAGAAAAAAGATCCTCTTAGAAATACAATTTCTGCCTTAGTAAAAGAATCTAAAAAAGATATAGACCCAGCTTTTAAGGCATACAAAAAAGCTTTAAAGTCTATATAGTAAAAAACATTTGATATAATTTAGCTATATGAAGACTGAAAAGGTCTCAATCGCTAAACAGAAGGCCTCTCTTTATAAATATATAAGAGAGTACAAGGAAAAACATCCTTGCGCTGACTGCAAAATACAGTACCCTTATTATGTTATGGACTTTGATCATGTCCGTGGTAAAAAACATAAGAACGTTATGGAGATTGTCCCAACCTTATCTAAGTCTAAGATAGATGAAGAAATTGCAAAATGCGAAGTTGTTTGTTCTAATTGCCACAGAGTAAGAACTCATATGAGAAAGATAAGCAAAGGCGTCTAGTCTTTAAGCCATTCGTTTATATTCATAGCATTCTCTTCTCCGTAAACCTGCTTCCACCTTCTGTCTTGAATACAAGATAAGTATGAATTCTTTTTATCTATGCATCCAGAAATTGGACTAAATAAAAAGAAGAAGTTTTGCCACCAGTTATCTTCAGGTACTGGAAGCATTATCTCGTAGATGTTTGTCTCTTTATCGCATATAAATGTATTAACTAATCCAGATCCATGCAATGCTACCACGGTTTTAGTGTTTAGTAAAACCTCCAGCTGTTCTATATACTTTAAGTCTTCAAGATAAACAATTTGATATCCATTTTCTTTAAAATAATTTTCAAAAAAAACTTCTTGCTTGTAGCATCTATTAGTAAGAGTATATTTTGTGTTTTGAATTGCAATAAAACTTTTAGCTTTTTTATGCTCATTGATATATTTTTTTGTAGTCTTTGTTCTAGATATGTAAACCCCTTTAGACTTAGAGTCTTTTTTGTTTAAAAAGGGCAAAACTTTTTCTTTAAACTTTTCTATTCCATCTCTTATAAAATAGTCATAGTTGTGGCTATATAAAGAAAGTATCTGTGTTGAAAACTTTTCAATCTCTGCTTCTTCTACTAAAGGCCGAATTTTTAAAAATGCGCTGTTGGCATCCCATACTATTTCTTGTCCATCTTTATACCACTCTGGGGCTTCGCATCCCAATGTAGAGTAAACTTCTTTTGGTATAAGCTTATGGAAATCTATAATCATGTAGGCCTCTTCAAATACAATGCTGGAGGTTATAAGGTCAACACATTCAGATTGATTTATGCTGTAAGAATTTAAATATACATATGGGATAAACTCTTGAATACTAAATTCTTTGTAAGAAAGAATACTTCTTTTTCCTTCTGAAATAAAGAACGGCATGATCTCTTTGTCAAAACTATTTAATGCTTCAAACTGTCCACATAAATCTGGAATCGCATGAAATTGATTATAGTGTCCTATTAAAAACGGATAAGACTTTCCCTTTACGAATTTTGTTTCCCCGCCGTTGTCAAACTTTAAGTTTTTAAACTTGATAACATTTACTGAGTACGTCGCTTTATAGTGACACTCAACATCTATACTGAAAGGGATGTATTCTATGCTATCGCATGAAACTTTCATTAATACTTATTTTTTTCGTAGAAATCTGCAACCTTTATAAAGCCAGGCATTACATATCTAATTGGACCTTTTCCAACATGCTTAACTCCATGGTTAAACTCGTCTGTGCCAGGGAACATTACAAGTGTTCCAGCTTTTGGCTTTATGACAAAATCTTTGTTTGGCCAAAAAATTTCTCCGTCTTCATAATCATCATTTAGATAAAGAACGGCTGCGTACTTAATACTTGGGTCTGTATGCTGATCTGTATGAGCTTTTAACTCTACGCCTTCTTGCATTCTCTGGAATATTCCAAAAGATAGGTGAAGGGTTGGATCACACTTGTAGATTAAATCTGTTAATCTTTTAGTAACTATTCCTGCTACTGGGTAGTCTATAACCAAAAGATTCTTGTCGTCCCAGCCTTTTGTGATTTCGTATTTTCCTTCAGCTACAAGGTTTTCTACGTCATCTCTACCAAACTTTTCCATACAGAATTTTGCAAGATGTTCTCTATAGTGAACAAACCATCTTTCTTCTGGAGTGCTGTCAATGATCTTCCAAAAATCTAATAGCTCTTCATTGGTAATAAAATTTTCTACAATCAAAATACCTTCAACTGGCTCAGCTACGTCAAAGCCAGCATTGATTAGATCTTCTTTTAAGAAAGTTTCCATGTATCCTCCAAATTATCCTATAAGTATATTATAGCAAATTATTTATTTGCCTCCCTGACACGATTCGAACGTGCATGTATCCATTAGCCTTTCAAGCGGGTAGAAACCGCAGGGCATACAAGGAGATAGTGGGGTATAAAACAAATTCCAATCAGAGGCGGATCCGATTGGAATTTGTTGCGCCAAAGCGCTGTATGGGGAACAAATGGTGGGATGCTACAACCCATACTAAAACAGTATAAGACAAAGAAAATTCAAAGTCAATACTTTTTAGTTGATAAGCTGTTTTGTAACCAATAGGTCGTATACGTTTCCAAGCATGTATTCAATAGAAGGCATACTCTTCTCAGTCATCTTTTCAATTTCATCTTCAGGCATACCTGATCCAGCCGCCATCATTCTATTGTCATTTAAAAATGACTCTAGCATCATCTTTACAACTTCTTCCTTATTCATTTTCTTCCTTTGCTCTAAATGCTGGGGAGGGTCCCAGCAAAAATCCCTCTTTATGATATTCTATCATTTTTTCTAGATCTTGACTAGATACAGTTTGCTTTGCCATAAGAAATAAAATATCGTATATTCTATGAAGCATAATATAATTTACCATAGGCAAATTGTCTTCTATGCTACTTTCAATATTTTCCTCAGACATATTTTTCTTCCGAAGTTATATCAAAAAGTACATTCTTAAGAGTTTTACCATTAGATAAAGATTCATCTAGATATTCAACAAAACTCTTTATTGTTCTGTCTGCTATTAGATCTCTTGGTATGTGAGCACACGGGATAACCATGGCTATTTTCATTAAGACGTCTTTGCTAAACGTGCTTTCCATCTACCGCCCTTTTCATATCGCTATATACATCTGTTCCGATGTAGGATTTATAATTGCAAGATATGCAATATAAAAATATATCGTCATTAATATCCATATTAGGGAAAAGAAGGCCTTGATCTATTGGGCAAGCCATTTGTTGAACAAGGCCCTCTTTTGCCATTGATAAATACTTTGACACAATCTGTATCTTAGTATCTATCTCCTAACTATTTTGGAAACTGCTGTAGCCACTTTTTAGTTGCTGGCGTTAAGCCTTTCCAGGATGACCAGTCTTTACCGCCATCAGTCATATAATACGTTATCTCTGCGTTTATTACTGGATCAAATAATAGTACATTTGATCTCAAATTGAATTTCTCTTTACGATCTTCGCCAAGGTTTCCTAGCATATTGATCTGAAAAATTCCGTAGGAACTGTCTCCAGTATTCCTGTTTCCATTGTAAGCCATTGGGCGTCCATTGGACTCCTTCTTAGCTACTGCCCAAGCCATTTTAAGGGCTTGTCCTTCGAATCCTACAGACTTGAGAAGTTGCAGCAACTCTTTGTCTGTAAGCATTTCTGAAGCTTTGTACACAGTGTTGCTGAATTTTTCCAGCGATTCTTTCTTCAGTTGTGCTTTTTGTTCTATAGAAACTTCTGGCTTTACAACCAGAGCCTCTGCTGATGGCATTGGGTCAGGCTGGACTCCAAACAGAAATAATGTTATCATTCCTATTGTAGTCCAACTATGAGCAACGCTACTCAGTTTTTCTTTTATATTCTCCATTGGCATTCCTCCTTTAGAGATAACGAACTATAATAGTAACATTGTTTGATAATAACTGTCAAGCTAGTCGACCAGAAAGTTAAAATGAAAATATCGTATCACACTGCTAAGCAGTCTTTAAATCCAGCAATTGGATACGGTTATGCTGGAAATAATATAGTAAAATCATTAAGAGATCTGGGACATGAAGTTAATACTGATGATGAGTCAGCAAAAGTTCAATTAAATTTTTGTCAACCAGACTATTTTAAGTTTAACAAGAATCAATATCAAATCGGATATACTCCATGGGAATCTACTATTATAAAGAAAGAGTGGGTTATCTTATTTAATAGATGTGATGAAGTATGGACAACATCTGATTGGTGTGCAAATGTTTTTCAAGAAAATGGAGTTAAGGTTGACATAAAAGTTTTTCCTCATGGCATTGAAGATATATGGTCTCCAACAAAAAGAGTTGTTGCTGATGATAGGCCATTAAAGTTTTTGCATATTGGAGAACCAGCACCAAGAAAAGGTGGACAGCTAGCACTTGATGCTTTTGTAAAATATTTTGCTGGGGATGAGCGTTATTCTTTAACTATTAAAGGACATCATAGTAATAGTACTAGAGTACATATAAATGATAATAAGATATCTACTCCTAATATATATAATAATATAAAGATTATAACAGAAGAGTTAGAGTTAAGTCAACTAGTAGATTTATACAAGTCCCACCACGTTTTAATTTATCCAGGATGGGGAGAAGGTTTTGGTCTTATTCCATTTCAAGCACTTGCAACTGGAATGCCAACAATATGTACAGAATCTTGGGCACATTATAAAGAATACCTTGGACCTCTAAAGCTTAACTCAACACTTACAGATGAAGCAATACCAAATACAATTAAAAATATACATCTTGGAAAAATGTTTAAGCCAGATAAAGAAAACTTAGAAGAGAATATGCTTTTTGTTGCAAAAAACTTTAAAGCATTGTCTGGTTACTACTATGCTCAGTCAACTAAACTACATAAAGATTACAATTGGTTACAGTTGACTAATAATGCATTTGAAGACATTTTTAAAAAGTTTTCCTAGAACCCTTCCCTCTATAAATAAAGTTTGCTAGAATAGGACTCTATCTAAATTAAACTAACCGCAAGGCGGAGAAAAAGGTGTCACTAAAAATGTCTAGAACTATTGAAAACCCATATGAAAACTTTATTGCATTATCAAGATATGCAAGATGGATTCCAGAAGAAGGCCGTCGTGAAACATGGGGTGAAACAGTAGACAGATACTTTGATTTCATGCTAAATCATCTTCGCAAAAATCATTCCTATAAGCCAGATGATAAGTTAGTTGAAGAGCTAAAGGATGCAGTATTCAATCGTAATGTTATGCCATCAATGAGATCAGTAATGACTGCAGGTGCAGCTCTTGACAGAGACAATGTAGCAGGATATAACTGTTCATTTGTGCCAGTAGATAATCCTCGTTCATTTGACGAAACAATGTATATCTTGATGTGTGGAACTGGTGTTGGGTTTTCTGTTGAATACAAGTACGTCAATAAACTTCCTTCCGTCCCAGATTCTTTTGAAAAATCAGATACAGTAATTGTTGTAGAAGATTCAAAGCAGGGATGGGCAAAAGCATATCGTGAACTACTAGCACTTCTTTGGACTGGGCATATCCCAGCAGTTGATGTTAGCAAAGTTCGTCCAGCAGGTGCTCGTCTTAAGACAATGGGTGGTCGTTCATCTGGCCCACAACCACTTGTAAACCTTTTTGACTTTACAATTTCAAAGTTTAAGAATGCAGCTGGTCGTCAGCTAAAGCCAATTGAAGCTCATGACATTATGTGCAAGATTGGAGAGGTTGTAGTTGTTGGAGGAGTTCGTCGCTCAGCAATGATTTCTCTTTCTAATATCAATGACATTGAGATGGCAGCAGCAAAATCTGGAAACTGGTGGGAGAATAATACTCAACGTGCTTTGTCAAACAATTCTGTTGCTTACTCTAGAAAGCCAGAGATGGAACAATTTATAGCAGAATGGAAAAATCTTTATGATTCAAAGTCAGGAGAACGTGGAATCTACAATGTTGCAGCAGCACAAGCACAAGCAGCAAAATATGGAAGAAGAGATCCAGATGTTCATTACGGAACAAACCCATGTTCAGAAATTATTCTACGTCCTTATCAGTTTTGTAATCTTTCAGAAGTCGTATTACGTGAAAAGGATACAAAAGAAGATATTGCAAAAAAGGTACGCCTTGCAACAATTCTTGGAACATGGCAATCAACATTAACAGACTTTAAGTATCTTCGTAAAATTTGGAAAGATAATACTGAGGAGGAAAGACTTCTTGGAGTTTCTCTTACTGGACAGTTTGGTCACAAGTTCATGTCAGGCAAACAAGACATAGTTGCTTTGGAAGCATACCTTATGAGTTTAAGAGAGTATGCTCGTGAGACAAACAAAGAAGAAGCAGAAAACATTGGAATCTCTGAATCTGCTGCAATCACATGCGTGAAGCCATCAGGAACGGTATCACAACTAGTTGGTGTATCTTCAGGAATGCATCCATGGCACTCACAATATTATATTCGTACAGTGCGTGGTTCAAAGGGAGATCCAATTTCAACTTTCCTAAAAGAAGTTGGCATCCCAGTAGAAGATGATGTAATGAAGCCAAACGATACATATGTATTCTCATTTCCAGTAAAGGCACCAGAAGGTGCGATTGTAAGAAATGATTTAACTGCATTAGATCACTTAAACACATGGTTGGTATATCAACGTGCATGGTGTGAGCATAAGCCTTCGATTACAGTTTCTGTAAAGGAAGACGAATGGATGGAAGTTGGTGCTTGGGTATATAAGCATTTTGATGAAGTATCAGGCATCTCATTCCTGCCTCACTCAGATCACACATACAAGCAAGCGCCTTATCAAGAGGTTACAAAAGAAGAATATCAAGAACTTCTTTCAAGGATGCCAAAGAGCATTCGCTGGGAAGACCTATCTTTCTATGAGACAGAAGATGGAACTTCAACAAATGCCACACTTGCATGTACTTCAGATGGAAATTGTGAGCTTGTAGACATTTCCGCATAAAAGTAGTACAATATTAGAATTGGGGTAAAACCCAAAATTCCTGGACAGGTGTCCAGAAATAGGAGGATCTAATGAATACAGATCTAAACAAGGATGGGAAGATAACAATGCAGGAAAAAATTCTAGCAGCGTTGGCAAGCTATGGACGTCATTTTTTAGGTGCATCAATCGCTCTTTATATGACAGGAAACACTGATCCAGGAGATTTAGTTAAGGGCGGAATTGCAGCAGTATTGCCAGTAATTTTGAAGGCTCTAAATACTAATGAGCCAGCTTTTGGATTCACAAAGAAGTAAAACTTAAAACCGATTAGGACGACTCCTGTGCTAAAATAGGCATAGGAGTTTTCCTATTTAGGAGATTTTGAAAATGGCAACACAAAAGAATTTTGAAGTAGATCAAAATACTACTTTTACCTTTATTCTAGAATATAAAGATTCAACTGGTACACCAATAAATTTAACTGGCGCATCAGCTAAATTGCAGGTTCGTGATACAAAGGGTGGAAGCAAGTTAGCTTTTACATTGACATCCCCATCTAGCGGAATAACAATAGATCCGCTTCTTGGCAGACTAACTGTTAGAATGACTCCAACTCAAACAAATAAATTGTTTTATCCAAAATCTTCATACGACTTGATGATAACAGATTCTAATACTGTTAAAACAAAATTGATTGAAGGATTTATAACCCTAAGCAGATCGGTGACAATCTAATGGCAGAAACAATCGTTATAAACGAAACCGTAAATGACGTAGTTGTTTTAGCAGAAGGAACACAGGGTCCTGCAGGTAGAACAATATTAAATGGAGTTGGCGTACCAGCATCGAATCTTGGAGTGTCTGGTGATTTTTACTATGACACACAAACTACCAGATTCTATGGCCCAAAGCTTTCAGACTTATCTTGGGTTGGCGCAAACAGCTTTCTTCTAAATGCTGGAGTTATTTCATATGAAATGTCTTGGGAAACCTCTCAAATAGATGGTCCATTTAATGGTGTATTTTCAATACTTATTATCCATAACCTTGGCTTTAAGCCAAACGTAACTGTAATTAACAGTGCTGGAGATGTATTAGAAACTGGAATATACTATAATAATGACTATATATTAACACTGACAATGGCTCAACCATTTGCAGGGACAGCGTACCTGTCTTAAGGAGCAAAGAAAATGGCAAGATTATTTGTAACTAGCATCAATCTGAATAAGAACGAACTTCAAAATGCTAGAATTCAAAATTTAAGTTCTGCACCATCAAGCCCAGTATCTGGACAAATTTACTTTGATACCGTTGATAACATTTTATATTTCTACAACGGAACAGCATGGATCCCAGCATCAGGTGCAGCAGAGGTAATTCAAGACACAGTATCTACAATGATATTGACTGGAACTGGTCTTAATAAGCTTTACGATGATCCAAATGGAACACTGACTTTACAAATTGATTCATCAGTAACAACAGATAATAATACACAGACATTAACAAATAAAACAGTTAACTTAACTAATAATACTTTATCTGGAACTATTGCTCAATTTAATACAGCTTTATCAGATGCAGATTTTGCAACTTTGGCGGGATCAGAAACATTATCAAATAAGACACTCGCCTCACCGCTAGTTACTGGTCTAACCCTTAATGACGCTACAATAGTATTTGAAGGTGCTACACCAAACGAGTTTGAAACTAATTTGCAGGTAGTAGACCCAACAGCTGATCGTACAATTTCACTTCCTGATTTATCTGGAACAGTGATCTTAACAGCAAATAAGGTAACAGATCTAACAGCTCCAACTAGCTCATTCTCAATGAATAGCCAGAAGATTACAAATGTTGCAACACCAACAGATGCAACAGATGCAGCAAATAAGGCATATGTTGATGCAATTTCAGAAGGACTGCACATCCACCCATCAGCCATAGTTTATGTTGCTGCTAATATTGATCTTTCAACAGCACTTGAAGCTGGGGACACAATTGATGGAATTACACTTTCTGCTGGAGACCGTGTACTTGTAAATGGCCAAACATCTGGCGCTCAAAACGGTATCTACGTAGTTCAGGCATCAGGTGCAGCAGTTCGTGCAGCTGATTTCGATACCGCTCTAGAGATTGCAAGTGGAGACTTCATATTTGTTTCATCAGGAACAACTTATGGATCAACAGGATGGGTTCAAACACTAAAGCCAGCAACAATTGGAACTGACCCAATCAGCTTTACTCAATTCTCTGGTGCTGGAACATATTTGGCTGGCAACGGATTAACATTAACTGGAAATACATTTAGCGTAGATGTAACACCAACTACAGGAGCCGCATCATTAACAAATAACGGTGGCGCAACTGAAGTAAAGACAGATACATCTCGTGGTTTGTCTGTAGATGGAAATGGTTTAGGAATAAATGCAGGAACAGGACTTGCATTTTCATCAAACGCATTAACATTTGCATCTGGTTATGGAGTTAGAAAGCATTCAGAAGATATTTCATCTACAACGGCACATGCTGTGACTCACAATTTTGGAACAAGAGATGTTACAGTTGCTGTATACGATAACAACTCTCCATATGCTGAGGTTTTCCCAGATGTAGAGCACACATCTACTTCAGTAGTTACAATTCGATTTGCTACAGCACCTACAGCAAATCAATATAGAGTAGTAGTTGTAGGCTAAGGGCAAACATGGCTAGAAAATTTCTAAGCCCGTTAAATTTAGTAAATTTAACTACAGATCCAGAGTCTGCTAATGAGGGTGATTTTTATTGGAATTCGTCAACAAACTCTCTAAGAGTTTATTTTGACGGAGGCTGGGCAAATGCCTCATCTTCAGATTTAGCTGGATTGGGAATAGAGACAGATAATCTTGAGGGAGCCACAAGCGGTATAGAAAATACTACCACTATTGATACCGCATCAATGACAACCTGGAGAACATTAAAGTACTTAATTCAAATTGAATATTCTGGAGAAATTCATTCTTTAGAGTCTATAGTTTCACATGATTCAAGCAATATAATGGTTTCACAATACGGAGATATATTCTCAGTTAGTCCGTTAGCTACGGTAACAGCAGATACAAATAATGGTATATGGTATAATTAATTTAAAAGTTACGCCGATTTCTGGAAAAACCCCAATATCTGTAAGGTTTTTTAGAATAGGAATCAAGGTGTAGAGGAGATAGCAAATGGCAACACTAGATAAGTCTTTTAGAGTTAAAAATGGAGCAGTAATTGAGGGCTCTTCAGGTATTACAGCAATTGCAGCAGCAACACAAGATGCTTTAGTTGTTACAGGTCGTGCAGGAGGCTCAAGCAGCCGTACACTCACGATACTTCCAGCAACACTTTCTGGCAATCAAACAATTACATTCCCAGATGCTACTGGAACAGTAGCGCTGACATCCAACAAACTTAGCGCATTTGCCGCAACAACATCTTCAGAATTAGCAGGAGTAATTTCAGACGAAACTGGTTCTGGATCTCTCGTATTTGCTAATACACCAACTCTTATAACTCCTGTTTTAGGAGCAGCAACAGCTACAACAATTAACAAGCTTACAATTACAGCGCCAACAAGCGCTGCAACACTTACTATTTTAGATGGTAAGACCCTCACAGCAAATAATACATTGACATTTTCTGGTACAGACGGATCATCTGTAGCATTTGGAACAGGTGGAACAGTAGCTTATACTGGAGGAACGCTTGCTCAATTCTCAGCAACCTCCTCCTCTCAGCTAGCTGGAATTATTTCAGATGAGACAGGTTCTGGAGCATTAGTATTTGCCACCTCTCCAACTCTTACTACACCAAATATTGGTGTAGCAACTGGTACATCTTTTAACAGCATAACAGGATTAAGCTCAACAACTCCTATTGTAGACGGAACTGCTGCAGTTGGAACAGGCACAACAGCAGCTCGTGCAGATCACGTTCACCCAACTGATACTTCAAGAGCTCCACTTGCAAGCCCTACATTTACTGGAACAGTAACTCTTCCTGGAGATCCAACATCTGCATTACATGCAGCAACAAAGCAATACGTAGATGCTGTTATTACATCTATTAATTATCATGAAGCAGTAAAATATGCAACAACAGGAGCGCTAGGAACAACTGGCAACTTGGTTGGTGGAACGATTACACCTACCTATGCAAACGGAACTGGTGGAGTAGGCGCAACATTAACAATTGCTACATCGTCAAACTGGACAGCAATTACAATTGATGGACAATCTCTAACTGTTGGGGATCGTGTATTAATTAAAGATCAGGCATCAAGCCTACAAAACGGTATTTATACAGTAACAACTGTAGGTGCGATTGGAAATACAACCTCATTCGTATTTACAAGAGCAACAGATGCAGACAACTCTCCAAGCGGCGAAGTAAAGGGCGGAGACTTTGTATTCGTTCTAAGCGGTACTACAAATAGCGGATTTGGTTATGTATGTTCAAATACATCGGCAATTACAGTAGGTACAACTGGTATTACATTTGCAACATTTAACTCAAGCTCAACAATTACCCCTGGAGATGGATTACAAGAAACAACACCAGGAACATTGGCTGTAGATAGCTCAGTTGTTAGATTAACTGCAACACAAACACTTACAAATAAGACTCTTACAGATTCAACTACATTCTTACAGGATGAAGGAGACAACTCAAAGAAGGTACAATTCCAGCTATCTGGTCTTACAACTTCAACAACTAGAACTCTTACTGTACCAGATGCAAATGGCACATTAGCCATTACAGCAAATAAGCTAAGCACATTTGCTGCAACATCATCATCTGAATTGGCAGGCGTAATTTCTGATGAAACTGGATCTGGTGCCCTAGTATTTGCAAATACACCAACATTGGTAACACCAGTACTTGGAGCAGCAACTGCAACATCTATTGCTCTTGCTAATGGACAGGTTTCTTCTTCAACAGTTACATGTGCGACTGCGGGAACTGGTTATACGCTAGATACATTTGCAGTAGCATCATTTACTTCTGCAAAGTATATGGTACAGGGAACAAGCGGAAATGAGCGTGAATTGACAGAATTGTTAGTTACCGTAAATGCCGCAGATGTACATATTGCAGAATATGGAAATGTCATGACATCAGGAGATTTATTTACTATCACAGCAACTCTTGCAGGTGGAACAGTAACAATTACAGTTACTCCAACTACAGGAAATGGCGGACTAGTAGCAAAGGCAATGAGAACTGTAATAGCAGTATAGCGATTACATTAACACAAGAAGGGAGAGTGAACTTCTATGGCAACATTAGATAAAAATTTTATAGTTAAAAATGGTCTTACGGTAGAAGGTTCTACAATAATCTCTCCTGCCGCAACAACATCTTTTGCATCATTAAGAATACCTCATGGAACAGCTCCTTCATCTCCTACAAATGGAGATATTTGGTCTACAACCACTGGAATATTTGTTAGAGTCAATGGATCAACAGTTGGACCACTTGGACCATCTGGTGGAGCTACAGCAACTCAAACCACTTTCGGCACAGTTGTTGGTATTACAGAAACTGCTAGCACTTATCAGTCAAATACTGCAATAGGAAAAAATGCTGGCCTGTATATGCCAACAGGTACTAGTAATACATTTTTTGGATCGCTTGCTGGATTTCAAAATGCAGCAGGCGTAACTGCTGCTGCTGATGCTAACACAGGAATTGGCAACGCTTCTTTGGCAAGTTTAACAACAGGTGCCAGAAACGTTGGCCTAGGATATGATAGTGCGTATTCTACAACTACTGGATCCCACAATGTTGCTATTGGTGGAGAAGATGCACTATTTAGCAATATAATAGGAAGTCATAATATTGCAATTGGTACTTTGGCAGGCTACAACTCAAAAGGTAATTCTAATGTTTTTATAGGAGGTTTTGCTGGAGATTCAATTACAACAGGATCAAACAATATAATTATTGGTCGAGATTCTGACGGATCTTCTGCAACAGTTTCTAATGAAATAACTCTTGGAAATACAAGCATAAATAGATTTAGAATGCCTGGATTAGGAGTAGATTGGACTTCTTCCACGGTTCCAGTAGTTCAAGAAATTATTCCATTAGATGATATTTCAAATGATTTTGATGGGGCAAATACAAGATTTATCCCTAATTATCAAGGTACAAAAGTAACTATAAATAATCCTTTTCGACTTTTACTAACCATTAATGGTATAATGCAATATATAGATTCACCAGATTATGTATGGATGTCTGGAGTCCCAAGAAGAGGTTTTTTTGTGGACTATGAAGGACAGATACAGTTTTCTGAACCAGTTCCGCCAGGATCTGAATTTGATGCTAGGCTAATGCCTGGAGATGTAAACACAACAAGAACAAGAACGTATCCTTTCAGAGCACTGGATATATTATTAGGAGGATAAGAATATGGCAAGAAAAGTATTAACAGAAGGTGGATATTCATTTACCGCTTCAACAAAAACGGTGGTAATTAATAAGTCTGTCCCTCGTGAAAATTTAATTTTAATCACAAACGTAACAACTGGACAGGTCATCTATAACTTTTCTGACCCATCTTTGAAGGCTACCTCCTATACAGTATCTTCAAGCGGTGCTAATTCTACAACTACAATTGTTCTTAACTACAATACACTTGCAATGTCTAACTCAGACAAGCTTTCTATTGTAGTTGATGAATATGCCGAGCAGATGGCACCAGCAGAAACCATCCTTGATCCAGTAAACAAGATGCGTGTTTCTCAGCCGCAATCTCTTATCGATACAGACTTTGAATATGGTCCACAGACAACTAAGTGGGAAAACATTGCTCTTGTAAATAATAGACCATTTGCATATGACAATCAGGTTCCTCTTACAAACGTTACAGCAATTACAATGAGCGCAAATGCTCGTGTAGTTACTGTTGCTACAGTAACCCCACCAGCAGTTGGAACACCAGTATTTATTCGTGACTCTATTCTCCCATTTGCAAACGGAAACTTTGTTGTAGAGTCTGTCAGCGCAGGAACTAACTTTACATACACAGCAAGATCCGTAAATTATACATCAATTACAGCACTATATGATGCTTCAAAAACAGTAGTAAGCGCTGGTACACTTTATACTGCTGCAAGAATTGGTGGAAACGCAACAATTTCTGTAACAGGGTCAGACCTAAGAGTTGGAGTAACCACTACTGTTGCACATGGACTTTCTGTAGGAAATGAAATTGCAGTTCGTGGTATTACTGGAACAAACCCTCCAAATGGTAATTTCTATGTAGCTTCTGTTACCTCTCCAACAGTGTTTGCATATTTTGCAAACCCAACAGCTGGAACCCCATCATCACTTGGCGGTGCTGCAGAAATTTATGTTAGACCACAGTCACAAGTAGTTCACAGACCATTTGACGGTGGAGTTATGTTTGGAACATTTAGCTCTTCAAACAATGTTTCTCAATCACGTCAAACTCGTAGATATTTCCGATATCAGTCTGGTAAGGGTATTCAGACATCTTCTGGAACAATTTTAAGACCTTATGCTACTGTAGATCAAATTACTTCATCTGGAACCACAGTAACCGTAACAACTCGTGAGGCACACGGAATGCAGCCAGGAGTTTCTATTACTGTTGCTGGTTGTGTTGAAACCGCATATAACGGAACCTTTACAGTAGTTTCTTGTCCAAGATTTAATACATTTACATATACAGCATTATCAACACCATCTGCATCACCTGCATCTGGAGATCCAACAGTAAGCGTAAACTCATGGTCTGGCGCTAAAAATCGCTTAGGCGTTTTTGATCAGCAAAACGGTTTATTCTGGGAGTATGATGGTCAACAATTATACGCAGTTAGAAGATCTTCTGTTTATCAGATAGGTGGTCGTATTTCTGTAACAGCTGGAGCAAATACAGTAACTCAAACTGATGCCGCATTTCCAACAGCATTTGCTAAGCAGCTAGTCGTTGGAGATTGGGTAACAATTAGAGGTCAAGTATATAAAGTTATTAATATTGCATCTGATACATCTATGACAATTTCTCCATCTTATCGTGGAGCATCTAGCGTTACATTTGGAACATTAACAAAGATGGTAGATACAAGAATTCCACAATCATCATTTAATTTAGATAAGATTGATGGAACTGGTCCGTCAGGATATAATATTGATTTAAGTAAAATGCAAATGTTCTATATCGACTATTCATGGTATGGAGCAGGATTTATTCGCTGGGGTGTAAGAGGTCCAGAAGGAGATGTTATTTATGTTCACAAGATGGCAAATAACAACGTAAACTCTGAAGCCTATATGCGCTCTGGTAACTTGCCAGCACGTTATGAGACAGTTAATGAGTCTCCGTACACACAAACAACTGCAACTCTGAGCTCTGCAGAAGTCACAACACTTTCAGTAAGAAGTACATCAGAATTTCCATCTGCTGGAACATTAATTGTTCGTAATGGAACTGTTTATGAGGGTATAAACTATACTGGAAAGACAGCAACAACATTTACTGGATTAACTCGTGGATTAGCTGGTTCTGCAGTAGCTGGAACATCTACAACATGGTCATCTGGTTCCGTTTCTGGAACAGTTTCATCTGCAACAGGTATTCAAGTTGGTCAAAGAGTTCATTCATCAACTAACCCAAATCCAGTACCAGAAGGAACATTTGTAACAGCAGTTTCTGGAACAACAATTACTCTTAATGAGGCTGTAACTGCCGCAAATCCGCAGCTTATATTTGCACCAATTGGAAATACAGCTCAAACATTTACATACATTTGGAACAACCACAGTAACAACAATTTCAGCAGGTGCATCAGTTGCACTAATGTCAATTCGTATAGCTCCATCTGCAGATAATGGACAGATTGGTGCATTTGGTGCTCGTGAAATTGTAAATAGAATGCAATTAAAGCTTCAGTCTCTTGGACTTACTTTTACTGGAACAGCACAACCTCTGCTAGTAACAGCCGTACTTAATGGAACTCCTTCAAGTACAACCGCTTGGACAAATGCTGTTTCTAATGGAGCAGTACAAAACTCATCACTTGCACAAATAGCATCATATGCTGGTGGTACAACAACTGTATCTGGTGGTGAGGTTGCAGGTGGATTCTTCGTACAGGGTACAGACCGTCTAGATCTTACAACAGTTCGTGATCTTGGTAATTCAATTCTTGGTGGCGGAGGATCAAACTCCAATACTGGAATTTATCCAGACGGACCAGATACAATTACAATTGTTGTACGTAATCTTGGTGCAGCAAACGCAACAGTATTCGGACGTCTAGGGTGGACAGAAGCTCAGGCATAAAAGGAGACATAAGTGCCTATTACAAGAGAGCAAACTAAGTATATATCAACTAATGATACTGTATTTTTACCATCAGTAGCAGTTGATAGTAATCTTGGCGTTCGTGGAACATCTCTCTTTGACGGTAATGCAATATTTAATAATGGAATAAGAATTTCATCAGGATCTTCTATTTTTTCTGGAACAATTGATGAATATTCTATAGTGTCAGGACTACATGCTGGAGTGCAAAATGGAACTCCAAGATTAATGTTTGCTCCTCCAGGATCGACATCTTCTGCAAACAATTGGCAAATAGATGTAAGTGCTGGAACATTCAGGTGGTTTACTCCAGGAATTGTGCAAATGAGTCTAACTCCAAGTTCATCTGGTGGAACGGTATCAGTTAATCAAGTAATAGCTTCAGGAACAATCACATTAAGTGGTCCTTCTCCTACAATTACTTCTACAAATCCTACAGCGGCATCTGTATTTCCTTCTACAGTTACTGGAATTACTATTGGATCTTCTACAATTAAAACTACAGTATTTCCTGCAGATGGCACAGTGACAGCAGCCTCAGCAGCTTCAGGATATATGGGAATGCCAAGAGGAAATTCTGGAAATGCTATTACTGGAGCGTATGCAATTACTGCAGCAGATGCAGGAAAACATTTATATATAACTACTACTGGACAAACAGTGACTATTCCAGCCAATGGATCAGTAGCGCTTCCAATTGGTACAACTATTGTTTTTGTAAACGGAAGCGGTGTAACAACAACAATTGCAATAACTACAGATACTTTAAGACAAGCTAATACCTCAAACACTGGAAGCAGAACACTTGCTTCAAATGGCATGGCCACACTAGTAAAAATCAATACTACAGAGTGGATTATTGGAGGAAATGGTCTGTCATAATGGTATCAGAAAAAGACAATAGTAATAAGAAAAATAAAAAAGCCACAGGAGTTACTATGGCTACTATTGTTTCTGCACCATTTTTCCCACCATACTTTCCTTTCTTTCCACCCTTCTTTCCTTTCTTTCCTCCTTACTTTCCTTTCTTCCCGCCGTTCTTTCCATTCTTCCCGTTCTTTCCACCGTTCTTCCCGTTTTTCCCACCTTACTTCCCATTCTTCCCACCGTTCTTTCCTTACTTCCCTTACTTCCCGTTCTTCCCATTCTTTCCGTTCTTCCCACCTTACTTCCCATTCTTCCCACCTTACTTCCCGTTCTTCCCACCGTTCTTCCCATTCTTCCCTTACTTCCCATTCTTCCCATTCTTCCCGTTCTTCCCACCTTACTTCCCATTCTTCCCACCTTACTTCCCATTCTTCCCTTACTTCCCATTCTTCCCATTCTTCCCGTTCTTTCCACCGTTCTTCCCGTTTTTCCCACCTTACTTCCCATTCTTCCCTTACTTCCCATTCTTCCCATTCTTTCCGTTCTTCCCACCATTCTTCCCGTTTTTCCCACCGTTCTTCCCTTACTTCCCGTTCTTCCCGTTTTTCCCACATTTTGCTGGTTGCGGAGTAGGATGTAACGGATGCTTTGCAGGAAGCACTGGACCAGGGTGCTTATGTGGATGTGCAGTTTAAAATTCTAAACTATTGAAGTTTTAATTTTGATATGTTATCATTACACTTATAGAAAAGAGGATTTATGTATAGATATGTAATTGGAACTAAAATAAATGAGAATGAATATGAAATATTTCATAATCTATCTGATTATTCAGAAGTTCCCGCCCCATTTGTTGAAAGATGTGAAAATGCAATTAATAGTGGTCTGCCAATTATTGGAATGAATACCTCAGCATTTCAAAATGAGGCCTGTACAAATGCTATTTGGGACGGAACTTCTTTTTCTGGCGGAGTTTCTTTTGAACCAATGAATATCAACTGGGATGTTTCAAGAAGCTACTCACTTTTATGCGACAATAAAGTATTCTTAACAGTATTTCAAACCGCAGGAAGCTTAGCTGACTCAATGTTTGAGGCAGCATTTTCTGAAGATATAGTATTCTTAAAGTTAGAAGATGATCAATTTGCCTCAAAAGGAGACATCTGGAACGGTACTAGCTTCAGAGGGCCAGAATAAAAATGTCAAAATGGGATGAATGGAAAAAATCTCTTGGCGATTCAAGGCCATGGCATTTATTTGATCCTCACAAGCACATAGAGGATGAAGCTATAATTAAGAATAGACTTGACATATGTTTGTCTTGTGATAATTTAGTAAAAATGACAAAGCAGTGCAAGTTATGTGGTTGCTACATGCCAGCAAAAACAATGCTTGCAGATGCAGAATGTCCGATTAAAAAGTGGTCAAAAGAACCTCTTTAAAAATATTTAAAGATATTGTATAATCTACTTATAGAGATAGGAATAAAATTATGGAGTATCAGGACCCACAAGATCACTGGTTTAACAAAGATAGATCAGAAACAGCATCAGAAAGAATGCCAGTAAAAGAAGCTGGAAAAGGGATAACTGTTTCAAATCCAGGACTAGGACTAAATGTATATCATAATGTATTTTCTGTAGAAGATGCGAATAGATATATAAATATATTAGAAACAAATTTGGATGGAAACAATGGCTACCGTTGGTCTGAGGCACAGGTAACAAATTCAACATCTCCAATTAAAAAAGCAAGAGACTGTGTTGATTTTAGATATAAGCAAGAAAACCTTGGGCCTAGAAATGAAAGAAATGCTCAACTTTTAGATTTACATGAAGAAATTTATCAAAAGTTGAAGTATTGCATTGATGACTATGCAAGATATTGGGGAATCAATGTAACATATTATGAGGCTTTTAATTTCGTAAAGTATGAAGGTGAAGGAAAGCATTTTAGAATACACGCAGATGATGGACCAGCTTATAGCTGTAGAGTATCTGCAGTTATATATATAAACGATGATTACGAAGGCGGAGATCTTAATTTCCCAAGATTAGATAATTATACGTATAAGCCAAAAGCTGGTGACATAGCAGTGTTTCCATCTAACTATATCTATGAGCATGCATCACTACCAATGACAAGTGGAACAAAATATTGTGTTGTAGTTATGACAGACTTAAGCGATAGGGCTCATAAGTGACAGATGAAGAGTCAAATAATTTAATTAAGTTTAGAGCAGCAAACACTTCTGTAACAGAGTCTAACCCCTCAGTACCTTCTCCAACTCAATCTCAAATTCCAGATTGGTATAAAGAAGCAGATAGATTTGCAAAGCATCCAATTACTGGAGACTACTATAAAGCACCACAAGCAGTTTGTCCATTTCCAAAAGAAGGGACAAAAGATGACTATGGAAAAATTCCTACCTGGAAAGCATGCCCAGCTATTTTAGATGCATTTATTACTGGATATGTTTTAAGAACTCCATGCGATATAACGTTTTTCAAAAATAGTTATGGAAAAATAGACGTAAAGGTTAGTGATGAAAGATTTAAATCATTTTGCACTAAGCGCCCACCAATGCCACAATTTAATCATCCATTTGGATATTATGAAGAACACTTTGCTTGGCTTCCAGACTGGGGACTAACTGTTCCAGAAGGATATAGTTGTTTATATATGACCCCAATGAATAGATTTGATTTGCCGTTTTTAAATACAACTGGAATCATAGATAATGATGAGGTAAAGCTTCCTGGCTCATTTCCATTTTTTCTTGTAAAAGATTGGGAGGGAACCATACCAGCAGGAACCCCACATATGCAGATACTTCCATTTAAAAGAGAAAACTGGTACCATGAGAAAGAGTTCCTGTCTCAAAGAGAAATACAATTAGAATTTTTTAATAATGCTAAAAAATATAGGGTTCCAGACGGTGGAATCTATAAGGACAAAGTTTGGTCCAGAAGAGAATATAGGTAAACATTATGAAAACATGGACAGATAAAGAAAATCTTGGCAATGGCATTGTAAGATACTCAAATGTAATTAAGCCAGAGTTTGACGTTATTAATCGTTTAGAAAAGCTACTGGCTCCTGTTGGAACAACAAACAGGTATGCTTGGCAGCCAGCGTATGTTGGCTACAAAGAACTGATGCCAGATTATAGAGACTGCACAGACTTTAAATTTAAGAAAACTGATTTACAGTTTGATAAAAGTGAAACATCCTTAGAGCTTCAAAGCTTATGGCAAGATGTTTATGACGCACAGTCAGCCGCTGTAGATGACTACAGAAGAGATTACAATATAATGGAATTGAAGTATTGGGAAGCATTTAATTTTATTAAGTATGGCCCAGGACAACACTTCCAGGAACACCACGATCACGGATTCTCATATAACTGTACAGTTTCATTAGTTGCATACCCTAACGATGATTATGAGGGTGGAGAACTATATTTCAGACTACAGGATTTAAGCATTAAGCCAAAAGCTGGAGACCTGTATATATTCCCTTCAAACTTTATGTACCCACACAGAGCAATGCCAGTCCATAGTGGAACAAAGTATTCAATTGTAACAATGCTTGATTACAATAAAAAGTTTCATACACCTGAAATGTATAGACCAGATGAGGACTAATGCTTAATATATCTGTTGAAAAGTCTATGGACTCTGTTATATCCATAGCGCCAATGTCAATCAAAAGAGATTGGATGGATGCCACACCAGAAAAGCATGCCTATAGATGTTTTCCAGTAACTCAGGCAAATATGGTTGGCTGGTATCTGTATTCAAACAAAGATGTTGAGTTTACTTGGAATGGCATCAATGATACAAGCTCAGATAATATTCAGATTACAAAAGGAGTTAGTATGCTAACAATAAATCCAGTAAATTACTTTAATGAGGATTTTGAAACAATGTCTTCTCTAATAAGCACATCTTGGCTTGACGTTGCCTTACCATTAGCAATCAAAGCCAGAACAGCAAATAAAAATATAGTAATAAAAGCTGGAACTCCGCTGGCAACGATTATTCCAATATCATTAACTTCAATGAACGACACAGATATAAATATATTTGACTACTCAGATCCAGACAGAAAAAGAGAACGTGCCCACATGTCATACGGAGAAGCAGCACAAGAAATAAATAAGCAGGGCAAATGGACTGATTGGTATAGGGATGCAGTTAATGAAAAAGGCGAAAGTCTTGGATCCCATGAGACAAAGGTTATAAGGCTATCAGTCTCAGATAATACAAAAAATAGAAATGATATAATGTAATTATGGACATAATGAATATGAGAAATGATCAAAGAAAATCTATCACCCCCTCTGGATTTTTTGGAAATAGCGAAAGCATGATAGTAGAGCTAGAAAACTTTATGACCGAAGAGGAAATTAATTTTCTAGAAAATGCTGCTAGAAATATTACAATTTGGGATGTTACAGAAAGCCATACGAATGAAAACGGAACGGTTATCTATGACGCAGACTATTGGAAAGATAGAGTAGCAAGCAGGCCATCTTTAGACAAGAATGATCCAGCTATCGGACCAGTAATAGAAGGATTGTTTCAAAAACTACAACCAGTAATTGAAAGATTTTATGATGTAAAAGCAGTTCCTACTGGACAAACAATTGTAAGATGGCTTCCAGGACAATTGCAGAATCCTCATGCAGATAAAGAATTGCATGAAGGACCTGATGCTGGATTGCCTAACGATTTCCATTACTATGTTATAGCAAGTCTATTTTATTTAAACGATGATTATGAAGGCGGAGAGTTATACTTCCCTCTTCAAGGAGTTCAGTTCAAGCCAAAGCGTGGAGCAGCTTATTTCTTCCCAGGAGATAAGAATTTTATTCACGGAGTTACGCAGATTCAAAGTGGGATTAGATATACATGTCCATTTTTCTGGACAATATTAGAACATACTGGAGACAAGAAGCCATGAATCTAATAAAGCATACAGATAATGTTTTTGTTTATGAAGATTTTTTATCGCCAGAAGAATCTGCTGCTGTAATAAAAATAATTGACAAGCAGGCAGAAAATGGAAAAATTTCATGGATGCCAATTTCTTTTTACGAATCTTATTCTTCTGTTACCCCACAAGATGGAGATTCAGAGCTAGAAGAATTTGGCCTACCTTCTAATTTTTTTTCTAATTTAAAAAATAAGTTTATAGATGCAATAGCAGAGGTTGCGAACAAAGACAGAACAAACATCTTTGAAATAGGCTTTCATACTCAAAAATGGGAGCCTGGCGCATACGCAAGACTGCACTCAGATAACACAGATGAAAAGGGAAATACTGGACCTTTTGCTAGAAGCAGATACGCCGCATTCTTATATCTCAATGATGATTTTGAAGGTGGGCTACTAAACTTCCCATCACAAAATTTAACTATTCAGCCAAAAGTAGGAATGCTTGCAGCATTTGATGGAGGTTTTGAAAATATGCATGAGGTCACTATAATTACAAAGGGTACAAGATATACAATTGGATCTTTCTGGGATGATAGAGCAGAATCAGATTATCCTCAAGAAACCAGAGATGCTTGGGCAGAAGAGATGAAAAGGATTAGAGAGGCTCAAGAAGTAGAAAGAGCAGAGTGGCAGGAATTGCTAAAAGAAGGATACAAGTTAGATTTAGAAGGTCAAAAGTATAAATTTAAAGGAGAAGAAAATGAATAGAGAAATCTTAGAAGAAAAGATATATTACTATACTGATGTATTTGAAGATCCAAAGAAGCTGGTAGAAATTATTGAGTCTACAGAATTTAAGGACTTTGGAAACTCTATATCAAAATGGTCTAGCTGGGATTCATGCAGTGGGCAAATGTATAACTACGGAACAGAAAAAATTGTTTACGCAAATGAAGAAGAAAAGTCTAAGCCAGCAGAATCTAATGAAGTAAGCTATATATTCCATGCCATTAATAATGCATTCTATGAGGCTTGCAAAGACTATGCTTTATCTCAAGGAGATACAGAAGAGCCAAACTTCTACCCAGTCTTTCCAATTAAAAAGTATAAAGAGGGAACGTTTATGGGTGCCCACTACGACCAGCAAGAAGGCGACAAGAGACTTAAGTACTCAATGGTAATGTATTTAAATGACGACTATGAAGGCGGAGAAATATCATTTACCATTAAGTCACCAGATGCTCCAATTATCGAAGGAAAGCCTTCTGAAGATTTTGAGGTGGCTAGCCAAATGAATAAGGAATTGCTAACAGTTGCAGTTAAGCCAAAAGCAGGCAGCATTATTATATTCCCATCATCTCCACCCTACCATCACACAGCACATCTAGTTAAAAGTGGATTTAAGTATATGGTCCCAAGCCACTGGATGTTTCAAAATATAGATGCATAAGGTTTGCAAAAAGCTCTATAATATAATTTTGCTATAATTGTACTATGAGCCCATACCAAAGAAAGCCAGGAAAACATTTTTGTAATCAAATGTATTCCCCGTATTTTCAAACAGAAAACTATAAAGAAGCTCATTTGGGTGCAGAAAGAACAGTAGAAAAATATTATAAAAAAATTATAATGTTTATTAGAAGAAAGAAATAAAATGACAATTGACTACACATCACTACTTACAGTTGAGCAAAAGAAGACTATTCTAGAACAAAGAATTGCACAGTTTGCTGCAGAGGCTTACCAGCATTCTCTTAATAAGAAGACTTGCGAAGGCCTACAGGATGTAGAAGGCGCAGAATCAGCAGCAAAGTCGTTGGCTATTCTAGAGGCTGCAATCAACGTACACTCAGAAGAGCTAAACTCATTGCCGTCAGAAGGTTAATATTCTGATATAATCTATTTATGTCTTACAGAATAAAGGTTTTAAAAGATAATCCTATAGGTTTTTGGCCTTTAGATGAGTCTTCTGGAACCACAGCAACAGACGCTTCTGGTTGCGGAAACAATGGAACATATTCAAGTGTCTCGTTACAAAACATAGTCCCTCTAGTTATGGGTGGAGTGTATTCTGTAAATATAAATAATTCAGGCTCGATATCTCTTCCAGTAACAAAAAATTTTTATGGAACAACAGTTACTGGTGGCGGCTTTGCCAATTTAAAAAGCTCAGATAATGATTTTTCTTTAGAGGTTTGGTTTTGTCCAAAAATAAGTACATCTAACAGAACAACAATTTTTGCTGATGAAACTAACAGCATTGGCATATATTACGAAAACAGTAATATTCTTTTTAAGTTAAATAATGAAGAACTATATTATAATTTAAATAGTAAAAATAAGGTATTTCATGTAGTTGCAACTTACTCTACAAGATCAATGCAAATATTTATTGACGGCATGCTATCAGCATCAAAATCGATATCAGATTTTAAGTTTTCAAATACTACAACAGGCCCCTTTAAAATTGGTCCAACCCTTAATGCATCTGACTCATTTTTAGTAGAATGCCCAGCTATTTATAGATATGCGCTTTCAGATAAAAAGGTGGCAGAGCATTATTCTAATGGCATCTATCATGTGGATGCATTCCAGATAGTTAATCAAGACGGAGGATTTTTCTTTTCTACACATGAAGAGAATTTAAACCCATCGTATGTTCATGAATTTAGCCCAGAACAAATTGAGCTTGGAATGACAGAAGACACATACTATGAAAATGATAAAAAATATATTGGATTCTATAAATCTTCTGGCGAAAAGTCATTAATACTTTTTGACACAATAATGTTACCATCTACATTAAATGTTGTTTCTTCAAAAATAGAGTGGCTGGCGGATAAAAATATAGTCGTACAGATGGGTACAGATGGATCTACATATCCCTATACATTAACAAATGGGTCATCGTTGCCTCTATACAACAAGTCAGAAGCGCTTGGAAATAGAATTATATACTTAAAGGTAACTTTTACAACTTTAGACGCTTCAAAATATTTGCCTAAATTTTTAAATCTAAGAGTAAAGTTTTATGACACAAAAGATCTATATAGCGATAATAGCAAGTACTTTATAACATCTACTAGCGAATATGATATAGCCTCTTTTAATTATCCAACGCTTATTAGAATGGATAGGGACGGCATCCAAACGTCTTCATCTGGAGGATTTAAAATAAACTGTGATGCAAGTATAAATACTTTAGAGTTCTTCTATAACCCATCAGCCCTAACAGCAAGTACGCTTATTAATAATACCTCCGCTAATTTTTCATGGAACGGCTCAGGAGTAGTGTCCAAAACAAATATAGCTGCTATATATGTAAATGGAGTTGATAGGTCCTCTGCAACATCAGCTTCATCAATCTTTAATATTGGGCAAATTCATCATGTTGTAATTAGATTTACGACGGCTATAACTGGAGATATTAAGTTCAATTATAATACTTCTGGTGGCCCATCGAATGGATTTAATAACATTGCTATTTATACGAAAGCATTAACTGGTACTGAGGCATTGAGACATTATTCTGAGTATACCTCAAGGCCAGTTTCATCCTCATCGGATTCTACTATGACGATGACAGATAATGGCATAAACTATGCAAATAGTGAATGGATAGTTATATCAACCATATAATTTGTCATTGCAAGTGACAAAATGTGGACTTTGGCCATAAAGAATGGTAAAATAATAACCTATGGACATCAATAAGATAAACTCGCAAGTTGTAGAAGACGTCACCAGACTTGGAATATATGTCTGGGAAATGCCAGACGGAAGATGGATTGGCGACGACGATGGCAATTTCCTATCAGTTACTTCTACAAAAGGAAACAGGTCTAAGATAGACGCCCTGGCTAGAGAAGTTAGATCATATGGAATCCATGACGGAAAGCCTAAGTTTTTAGCAGGACGCAGAAAAATAGATGATGAAGAATTTGAGCATCAGACTAAAAGACTTGAGTGGGGCCTAATTCCAGATCCATTGGATATCGGAAACCATAAAGATGAAATGAAAAAATTAAGAGGTGGGAAATAATATGATACACGAAGAAGAGTCAAACACAGAAAGCATTCAGCTATCAAATATAGATGATTGGGTCAGATTTAACACCCCTCAAGATGTTGTGAGCAATGACCCATTTAAAATTGAAGGAGATGCTTTATCAAAAGTATCTGGACTAAGCTCTACATTTCGTCGTAAGATGAATAGAGATCTACAAAAAAGATTTACTGGTATTGATGGAACTGCTACACAGCAAAATCTATTGCAACAGGCGGTTACTGGATATGCAATGTTTGATCTTGTGGAACCTCCATATAATCTAGAATACCTTTCTACAATTTATGAAATATCTCCATACAATTACTCTGCAATCAACGCAAAGGTTTCTAATATTGTTGGTTTAGGTTTTGACTTTATTGAAACAAGAAAAACAGTAGATGCTATTGATGAGATAACAAATGAAGCCCAGCTACAAAGAGCTAGAAGAAAGCTTGACAAGTTGAGACAAGATCTGCATCAATGGCTTGAAGATTGCAATGAAGAAGAAACATTTAAAGAAACTCTTATTAAGTTCTATACAGATGTAGAAGCAACTGGAAATGGATTTTTAGAAATTGGTAGAACCACTTCTGGCAAGATTGGATATATTGGTCACATCCCTTCAAAGACTATGAGAGTTCGTCGCCTTCGTGATGGATTCATTCAGTTGCTATATGGCAAGGCAGTGTTCTTCCGTAACTTTGGAGATCAAGAAACTCCTAACCCAATTGCTGGTGGACTTGATAGACCAAATGAAATTATTCATTTTAAAAAGTATACACCTAAAAATAATTACTATGGAATCCCAGATATTATTGCTGCTCAAAATGCCATGACTGGAAATGAGTTCGCTGGAAAATATAACCTTGACTACTTTGAAAATAAGGCGGTTCCAAGATATATTATTACAGTAAAGGGAGCAAAACTATCTGCAGAATCAGAGCGAAAGCTATTAGAATTTTTCCAGGTTGGACTAAAAGGCAAGAACCATAGATCTCTTTATATTCCACTTCCTGCAGATTCGCCAGATTCTAAGGTTGAATTTAAGATGGAGCCAATTGAGGCAGGAACTCAAGAATCTTCATTTAATGTTTACAGACAATCAAATAGAGATGAAATTTTGATGGCTCACCGTGTTCCAATTTCTAAAATCGGAAGTCCTCAAGGAATATCTCTTGCTAATGCTCGTGATGCAGATAAGACATTTAAAGAGCAGGTTTGTAAGCCAATTCAAGATATATTAGAAAAGA